ACTCATATAATTTTTTATCTCACTCTTGAGGTTTTGTACCTCCATCAGTAGAGCCTGTAAATGAGCCTGGATCATTGCCTAGTCGTGCCTTTAATTGTTTTTTGTGCCTAAATGTACTGTTATTTATCGATAGGACCAGCGTATGAAAAGTATGTGTTTATAATTCCACCTGCTAGTGCTCCAATAACCTTCTGCCTGTCGTTGCCCTGTAGATCCCGCGTAACGAAAGTTTGCACAGGAAAGTGTGCCGTGTTATGGCACTGTGTCATTACAGGTATTAGACTGAAGTCTTCAACTAGATTGATAGTAGGATCTATCATTTCACCATACACTCCTACCTGTTCAGTGAAGAATTGAAAGTGCCAGGTCGAGTGAGGCCCTTCGTAATACGAGCCAAATCCATGGTTGCCGAGATTAGGCAGTTCTACTTTCTGTGGAGGATTCTCCCAAGTTATGTTTCCCCTCATCTGTAACAGTTGCAACATGGTGGAAAAATTACTATTCTGGTCACGTGCCACCGCCAGTGTGTGTTTGTCGTGGACCTTATGACCTGAAAGTGTCTCGAAAGGAAACTGCTTTTTTAGGTTGCCATTATCTGTGATGTCGACCAAAGTGTGTATTCTGTACTCGTGCATTGAATTATTTTGGTCGTGCCTTCTCGACTATCTTGTGTAGTTCAGGTTCTATCACGCAGTCTATGTGTGTGTATCCTAGTTCCTTTGCCAGTTGATAACGTTGCCTGCCTTTCCAGACCACCAGCACCTGTCCATCCTTCTCTGGTGCTTCGTCCGGCAAAGTCGGACTACCTCGCTTGTAATATTCGAGGTGGACATTCTTCCAGTAATCCTGTGTCATTGGTAACAGCATCAAAGGATCATCCATCTCACCATCCTTGATAGATTCCTTCAACTCATCATAGTCAGGTATTTCCTCATAGATAGATGCCGGCACTATCTCCTCTAGGGCCATGGTCTTGATTTCGTATTTTGCTGTACGGTCTTTGTGGATGCGGAAAGATTTTTTTGCTCGAAGATGTTTCATGCGAATATTTAATCGTTAAAAAAAGGGCGAACCTAATAAAAGATCCGCCCTTTTGGTAATTTACTTACTGTCCGTCTGTATTATTATACAGCGTTAGCAGTCAAGATACCGATGTCAGTTGCTGTAACTGTAGCAGAATTAACTGTCGCCGCTACGTTACCTGCACCGTGTAATGCTCTGATGGCATCTCTTAGAGTGTTTCCACTAATTAGAGTACCTAGAGAGTCTGTTCTCACTGTGTAAGTTTTTTGTGTGTTTGAATCCACCAACGGTCCTTCTGAAAGGATGTTGATGAACTGTGAAATCACAGCTCTTGTAGCCTCTAGACCTGCTGTTGAAGATCCAGTTGACAAGTCACCTGTTTCAGCAGACATGTCACTGATGAAGTCTACAGTGAAAGAAGATGTTTCTACACCTTCTAGTTCTGTGTTCGTCACATGAGTGAAGTTATTTTTAGTAATTGGCATTTTGTTATCCTCCTATACTTTAACTATTAGTCAGATTGTGTTTCAGTATCAGATAGGCCTTTGCTTGCCGCTGTTGTACCGCTGACATCTGCTGTTACTTTATCTGGCGTCAATGCGTCGATACCTTGTATCGCTGTGGCAATTGCCGCGATAGTAGTCGTACCACTGATGTCATCTAAAGCATCTGTTCTGACCATCAAAGTCATCTCAGTGTTAGAGTTTGCAAGTACACCTCTACCTAGGATGTTAACTCCTTGGTTTTGGATTGCCTGCATTGCTAATTCAAGACCACCAGTCGCCGCTGATGCTCTTGGGTCTGTTACTTCTGCGTTCATGGCATTAATAAAGTCCAATGATAAGAAAGTAATACCTACACCTTCCGCTTCGAAAAGTGTGTTTGGTGAAACAAAGTTTCCAGGTCCACCTGCTGGTAATGTATTATCGTAAGCCATTTTAATTGTCTCCTATAATGGTGTAGATTATTATTAGATGTTAGCCACTACTGCAACTGTAGTTCCACTTACGTCGATAGCCGCATCGTCTGATGTAGAAGTCGAACTTGCTCTGCATCTGATTGTGCCTAACGCTCTTAAGTAAACCTGCATGTTTGCCGCCGCCGCTGTCTGAGGTGAAGATGGAGTACCAGTTCCTGTGTCTGCCCAAGAATCTGCTCTCTCAACGATTACAGTGATTACACCATTTGTAGTTGTAACTCTGTAGTTTTTTAATGTACCTCTTGTTTGGATTCCTTGAAGTATTCTATCAACGATTCCATCTTTGTGCGTGTTTCCATCGATATCAAGTGCATTCGCTGAACCGTCTTTGACTGTTACTGTGAACAGTTCAACTGCAACGTCACCGTGACTTGTAGTATCTGCTACGAAAACCGCATTGTTGTTTGAGTTAATTGGCATTTTGTTATCCTCCTTTTTTCTGTTAACTAAATGCCGTGATACCGCTCAGGCATCACGTTAAATGTATTTATTGGTAAGATTGGTAAATTATGCTGTAATATTACTGTTTTAGCCAGATTTCATCACTTTTAGTGCGTTTGAAGAACGAATATCCTAGATCTTTCAATATAGACTCACATTTCTTTACAAGGCTCGGCCTCTTGTCACGTTTCATCTCTATGTTGATCACAGGGTTGTTGACGGTAAGGGTGCGGCTAGCGCCTTTCAAAACGGGCAGTTCAAAACCGTCAACATCAATCTTCACGAAATCAACATTGGTCAGGCCAAAACTGTCTAACGTCCTACAATCGATGTCTCCGTCTGAGTTTTGTAGCACCGTTGAGTTGAAATGCTGGGCGGCCTTGTGTGTTTTATCTGACAGTCCAAACGGCCACAGCACTACATTGTTCTCACTTATGTTTTTTTTGAAACATTCTCTGAAGTTTGGATTTGGTTCGAAACACACAACACTCTCGAATTTTTTTGACAATGGCCTGGTCCACTGTCCAATGTTACTACCAATGTCTAAGCAAACACGCCACTTGCTGACGTAATTGAGTGCAGTATCTCTCTGTGCCTGTTGTCCACCACCGGCATCTTCAAGGTATGTAGGTTTATTATGCTGTGCGTAAAGTACCCAAAAACTATTTTCAGTTTGCATCACACTCTTTGCATCCACAGTCAGGACAGTCTCTACACTCGGTGCAGGAACTGCCGCAGTGTTGTTCGCAACCACAGAGTTCACAAATATATTTGATCAGATCTTTCATTACAACTCCTTAAATTTTCTCAGTATGTCGGTATTTGGCAATTTAGATTGTAATTGCTGTCTTAATCTGTGTAAGGTTTGTAGTTTCGTTTTTGAATCTAATCTATTGTAGTTGGCAACGGCACGTCTGATGTTCCTCAAATTCGAATCGGTAATGTTGAGTGCCCTCTCCAAATTGGTAAGATTCTTGAAGTGATCCTCCCAATTCCTTAGATATCTCCTTAGAGCCATTACAGGTACTGGTTGTCTTTGCCTCATCGCTTGTGCTTGATTTTTATTTTTAAGTTTTTTTGTTATTTCTGGATCCCCAGCAACAATTGCCAACATGTTTGCTAGGTCATTGTTTATGATCCTGACCTGATCAAACGTTCCCTTTGCCATTGTCTGATCCGCGTAGGCCTTTGCAAAACTGTTCGTGTCTTTGTCTTGGCTCATCAATGCCAGCGCCAACATGCTGAGATATATTCTTTCCGTTACTTCTGGAAACGTGTATCTCTGTAAGTCACTATGTCGCCTTATGACCTTGCCCTCAGATACATACTTTAAAAATGGTGTTAACATATAGGTATTTATAGAGCACATGCAACGAAACTTTATTCTGACAGACGTGATGAAGACCGGCGATCACATTGGGATTGAATCATTTATCAATATGCACTCAATGTCAGATCAAGAATTTGTATTGACCGCTGAGTATTACATGTTACACCATTATGATCTTGATGCTTTCGATAGAAAGTTTGCAATAATAGATACCACTGTTGGCAATGAAACTTTCAAAGATCGCACTGATTTCAACGAAGAACTTAGGAGGCGTTGCAATCTATTACACAGTCAAGGCTTTGTTTTCATTAAAGCATCACCATGGGAATCAAGTGAGAATGTTAGCAAGACCAAACTTTATCCTGAAATAGACATAGATCACATAAAATGGACGGGTGATGTTAGTTGGTTTTGGAATCTCATGTTCCATAAACACAACAAGGAAAGACCAAATGTAAGCCACGACCATAATGGAAGTTACTGGCATAAAATACATGACTTCCTATACCTTAACAAGGAGACAAGAGAACACAGGGTCAAACTTTATCAAAGATTAGTAAAAGAAGATATCCTTAATAACAGTATCCATACTTTTATCAATATGGATCCTCCCAGACGCCTGCCAAAGAAATATGAATTGCCTGGGATAGATCCTGAAGATTATCCACGTTGGGGGAAAGATCAAGACATCTATGGATTACCATACACAGACACAGTTTGTTCTATTGTTTCAGAAACAAATGACAATGACTTTGAAGTATTCATGACAGAGAAAATATGGAAGCCGATCATGGCTCAACATGTGTTTGTGGTGCACGGCAACTATCTATATCTACAGAAGTTAAGGGAAATGGGTTTCAAAACATTTGGAAATTATTTTGATGAAAGTTATGACTTACAGAAAAATGCCGATGTCCGAATAGACAAATTGGTTTCTTTATGCAAACAACTGCGTGCATTATGCGACGATGGTACAGACGTTGAAAGAGGAAACAAAAAATGGCATGACATCTACATGCAGACACAATCTTTGCGTAAGCACAATTACGATACCTTCTTCAACAAAGATAAACTATCCCTACAGATCAATAAAACTCTGAACTTATTTCTTGAATTTGCTGATAGCAGTCAAGTTTCTTCTTGAGAATCCTAATCTATCAACCAACTTTACGGCGTTTCCGGATTTGTCAACAGCAACAAAACCTTCCGGTTCCGTTACTTCAAGGCCACCATCTGTCTGCTGAAAAGATCCTATGGACTGTGCTTGGTTCATCTTTTTAAGAACATAGGCCTTCATGGTCTGTACTCCTCGGTAAAATGTCAACATGGCCTGTAATGGCTTCTTGGCTCTATTCAGAAACACAGGCATCTGCTTCATCTTGTCTTGCCTTAACTGTAAAGCCTTCTGTGCCTTAAGGCCCGACATCTGTTGTTGCATTCTATCTGCATAGAATTTCTTGAACCCTTGTAAGAATTTTCCTGCATCATTTGGAAGTTGTCCTTGCCTCACCATTGCGTTTATGTACATTTGGAACATAGGTATGAAGTCTTGATTCTGCCCCAACACACTAGATAGGTTACGTGGCACATTGTTCAGTAGTGTTTCTAATTTTTCTATACCATTGTAGAACTGTCTTGTTTCGTCATCGGTAAATTTGGCACTGCCAGACACGTCCTTGTATGTTGCGTTGTCAAAGAACACATCGTTGCTTTTACTGAATGCAGTTACATCTGCACCTCCTTGTGCTTCCATGTCTGCAAGTGATTCACCTGTATAGGTAGTGTGAAATATTATTCCAACCTTGGCACGATCTATCTGCCTGCCTAAGTCACTTGCTTCTGGCACCGCATAGGTGATGGTGTTAGGTGTAAAAGTTAAATTAGGTTTACCATCAATATTCTTTCTGACAATGTCGTCGTCGATGAATAACAGGTCTCCCTGTACAACGCCCTGTATGTTAAGTTTCTTAAGGTGCACTAAACATTTAAGTAATTTTTGTCCTAGATCGTCTGTGCCGTGATTGTTTGCTATGTCTTTCTTTGTGTAGTTGACCTTAGCATTCTTGGCAAACACAGATTTGGTGCCCACAAAAAACTTCCCGTTATCAGGATTAGTGCCACATACGACAGCAGGGGCACCGTCCCACTTCACAGAAACACTCATTGCCTCTGAACTTGTACCTTTGAGTGTTAGAAGTAGTCCCCTGAAATAATCTAAGACAGCCTTGCCGCCTTCATAGCCATCAGTAATGACTATGTCTTCTATGTGTTCAAGGTGTGTCCTTTTAAATTCTGTTAGGACATCTTCTATCAACATTGATTAGTCCTCTTTATATTCGCCGTCTTTAATCTTAAGAACGTTTTCTTTCACGTCTCGATTCTCTTTTATACGTGCGACACCTTTACTGAACTTGGATGCGTCCATATTTTTTAGTGCTGAGTTGAATTTCTTTTCCAGTTTGAATGCTGTGTCGTGGTCAAAATTTTCTCTTATGTAAGTCATGAGTCTTATCGCACTTTCTAGTATGTGTGATGCTCTGCTCTCAACAACCTCTTCCTTATCCCTTTTCAGAGGCATTGAACTTAATTCTTCTAATAAACTTTTAGTGTGTCTTTTCATTGTAGGTATTTACTTCTTATTGTAGCACAATTTAAGCATAAGTCTACTTTGTTTTACGATAAATGAAGTATTTTCGTTGATTTGTGTCGTCTCTAATGTCTAAAATCTTCAATTGGAACATCTCTGATAGTTCTATAATGAAAGGCACGTTCCAAGCATAGAATTCTATCCAATCCGCTTCTGGCTTATCGTGTTGCACTCCAGGATTTACACGGAAGAACATGGTGCCACCGTCTGCAAGTAAACTTACACATCTAGACACTTCTGCTATTATCTTATCCTTGCTACCAAAGTTCACTGAACCTAAACACAGGACTACATCAAATTTTTGATCTGTCTTATATTCTAAAGTGCCTACTTGGAGATCAGCCAGTTTGTTGTACGGATCTATGCCGATGAGATTGTGTATTTTGCCTTTGAATTCGTTGTAACCACACCCAACATCAAGCACCGCCCTTGGTCTTAAAGAATTAACCTCATCTATTAAAGCAAGGCCAGAATACTTCCATTTCTTCATGTCATTTTGCCAATACTTTGAAAAGTATCTGTTAAGGCAGGCATCGTCTATCGCTTCAACATACTGTTCGATAGTGTCACATCTCTGAACTGACACCCCGAATGTTTCCTGAATGTAAGGTTGTGTGATCTTGTCCAGGTTGTTTTCGCTGTATGCAAGGAGTTTTGCAAATATTTTCTTATTCATTT